ATAAAGGGCGTGTTGTACTATGTGAATGTGGTGTGTCATATACACACAATCATGCTTCAAGACATAAACGTTCAAACCATCATATGAACTACAATGAAAATGTAAAAATATAATATATAAATTTTCTATCTATATATTATATAAATGATTACCAATTGGGTAAAGAACGAACACAATCAATATAGAGGATATATCATTTTCGTAAAGGATACTAAAGAGGAGGTAGAGCAATCGTATTATGATTATTTTATGTCATTTTTCTCTTGATCGTTTTCTTCTTCAACTGGTTTTTTTTCATTAATAGAATATTTTATAGTGTGTCTTTCCCGTTTTTCAGCATAACATGGTTTTAATCTAAACGCAAGTTTACATGTGAATAGATCGTAAGGTGGAATGAATAAAGGATTCAATTTTTGATCTTTCGCCATCCAGTAACCTGCTATATCAATAGTTCTTAAAGGTACTTCAGAGTTCATATCAATCCAACGCAATTCTAAACCTGAACCAGCGTATTGAATATCTGATCTATCATTAATACCCTCAGGTATTAAAAAATCTGTTAAAATAGCACGAGTAACATTTCTATTATCATCATCAGCAGGTAAAAATTCAGTACTTATTGGTAAAGAAGAAGACTGAAAAACGATCGTGTGTGCGTCATTAAATAAAGACAATGAAATACTTTCTTGTGTCGTTTTTGTATATCCTGTTGGTACTGTTGAAGATTGTGCAATTTTTCTTCTTATTGTTATTTCTTGAAAACTCTCTTCAATAACAGTTGATGGGTATACAGTAATAGTTACGTTTTCAACCGCGTGAGAATCAAATGTAGCAAACTTGCTATATAATCCTAAATTCATCTGGACACCCATGTGAGGTGTATTAGGAGATAATGGATTCGGCACATACCATTGCGTTTCACAAAAAATTGATATTAATTGTGTTTCAGAATCAAACGAAAATATAGGAGGACCAACTAAAATCGGATTTCCGTCATCGTCTGTCGGTGGGAATGTAGGACACTCCTGAATTAATTTTTGTAACGCCATTATATAGGCGAAATTAATAATATCCATCCAACCATCTATAGAATAGATAGCGTTTTCATAAGTTGGTGGTCTCGCACCTGGACTTCTTCTATCTATATAAGCCACTTGCTGTGCAACATCACAATCATCCCACGTTAGACGTACAAATAATACTTGATCGTGATCAAAAATAGAAATAGGTATTACAGTACCTGGAACATTGAAACGAGCGACAGCAACTTGATATTTACTTGGATTAGCAAGAACCTCCCCTGATCGGGTCTCTTCGTATTTCATTACCGCTTTTTTTCTTGTATTATTAAATACAGATACATTGTAGTAAATTACATCAGGATCTGATGCCATTGTAGTTATATTATATTATATATATATTTTTTATATGTTATATTATCTTTAATAAATAATTTATATTTATAGGGTTTCATAGTGCGGCATCTGCCTGATTGTGGATTTCTTACCGCGTCCCACATACGATTGATTCTTAGCATCAACATGCTTCTGAGCAGTAGCACGTGTAGCATATTTAGGCTTTAGGAAAGTATTAGGTTTTCCTGGTGTTTGCTTCCCAATAATATACCTTACCTTATCTGTATGAACTATCTGAATGAAATAATGAACAGAAGGCATGTATCTGTATGGTTGTACCTTCTTAGGCTGTGCGACCTTCTTATTGGTGATCGCTACATACACGACGGTCATGTCCTGAGGCTGGAAGAGGATCTCCTCGTCTTTAATTGCTTCGTAGTTAATAGTGGTCATAGTAGTCATGCTCCTTATAATATACTATAGAGGGATGTCTTTAAGACATTTTTCTATATATATATATATATAATATTTACATTCTAAACTCTCCCGATAAGTCTCCCAAGAGTCTATCGTATAGAGTGTTCTTAGGTGGCTCTACCTTCTTAGGTGTACGGGTGAATAGGTGTGTCAATTTTGGCGGCTCTACCTTCTTATGTGTACGAATGGTAGGAGGCTCTACCTTCTCGGGCGTGATAACAAATAGGTGTCGTGTGAAAGGTTTGGTTATCTTCTTAGATCTGAGGATAGATCTGCGGGGGTATAGAAACCTGATGGTAGGTTGGTTTACCTTCTTAGGTGTACGGGTATATAGGTGTGTCATGATAGACTGTGCTGCCTTATTATTGGTCATCGCTACATACACGACAGTCATGTCCTGAGGCTGGAAGAGGATCTCCTCGCCTTCAATTGCTTCGTAGTTAATAGTGGTCATAGTATTCATTGTACTTATAATATACTATAGAGGGATGTCTTTAAGACATTTTTCTATATAATATATATATATATATATGTGTGGGGGTGTGTGTGTGTGGTTGACCATCGGGGGTAGGATAAATATATATATGAAAACGTACAGTTAGATTAATAATAATATTTTTAGAAGATGAAAATAGAAAGATAGAGAGAACAAAATCAAGATATATTTTTGATTATATTTTGATAGAAATGCACGCCATAGAATTATATTATATCTACTACCTTGCTACCTACTACTACCTGTTTCCAGAGTATAACTTAGAAAATATATATATATAGAGATAGAAATGGAAACAGGTAGTATTAGGTAGTAAGGTAGTAGATATGAGTGAATTATCTCATATAATATAGAATATAAGGTTAAGATGTGGCAGGATAAAATGGATATATGAAAACGTA